TACTGTTCTATCGACACCATCAAGTATCGGTGTTACACCACTCTGTATATTCTCTAAGTGTTGAACTGCCGCCTCAATGTTTTCTGTTGTTAGTTTGTTCGCCATTATAACGGTACTCCTTCTTCGTTTTCTTCCCAATGAAATGAAATGTTACCTGATACTGATACTCGTTCTACATCTGAATGAAATGCATAAGCGTGATGTGTAAGATATGCAGGAAAGATTATGCATAGTCCTGTTGACGGCACCAGAGAACAAGATGTGTTACAGAATGAAAGAAAATCGCCAAACTTTCTTTCGCCGTATTCGAAAACAATACTTCCAGGCGCTGTTTTATTGGATTGACCTTTGTCAATTTCTGCAGCAGCCTTAGCCTCATCAAGCATCTCTTGAGGTATATCAGGATATATAACAAATGATAAATCGCCTGCGTGGTTGTGAGGTGGGTTATACTCACCCGGTCCTTGATAGTTGACCCACAGTCTTGTTAAGTCCCATGTAAAGTTATTGGCATTCGTTGTAATGTGTCTACTTCTGCCAGGACCTAAAGTGTTGATATAGGTTAATATGTGTTCATGAAACAAAGGCACAAACCAGTCGTTCCAATGGTCACCTTCAACATCATTATATGTATATTCTTCTTTAAGTTTTCCTGCCAACTCATGACTCCAGTCAAACTCTGGTTTTCTTACCTCTTTGCCTTTGTCAATGAGTAGATTAACTAACTCATCACTAATCTTTCCTATAGACATATGAGGTCCCCATCTAAACTGAAGTTCTGATTCTGTCCAGTCGCCCTTGTGTTTTGATTTATGTTCAGCCATTATTCTGCCATCCTTGTAAAGTTTTTATATTTTTCAAATTTCATTACTCGTGGGAACTTATCGATTAAAGTATCCCCCTTATGAGAAATGACAAATACATTTTCTTTGTTCATTGTTTTGTATAGTATTCTCATAAATTCATCTGTACCAGATGTGTCTAGTGAACTATCAAATATTTCATCTAGTATTAATAGATTTGTATTTGTTGAGTTCTTGAGTTTAGCAATCTCACGCCATGTGAATAGTATTGCCAAATCAATTCTGAGTTTCTCGCCCTCACTAAAAGAGTGGTATCCAAACTCATCTCTGTGCCTTGATTTAATTGTTTCATTGAACTCCTCATCAAGACTAAAGTTAACAAAGAAGTCCATGTCTGCTAGGTTCTTATTTATATACTGATTCATTATCGGCAAATACTGCTTAATGATTTTAGTTTTAATACCAGTATCTTGCATAAGATGTCTTGCAGTATCTATATAAAGTTTTTCTTCTTTGTGTTTTAGTTTGTCTTTTTCAGCGTCAACTAATTGTTCTTGTAATTGACTTAGTTCGCCTGAAGCGACGCCAGTTGAAAACTTTTCATCAGATAAACTATCTATTTCTTTTTGTATCTTTGCTTTGTATTTTTCAATCTCGCTTATAGAAGTTTCAAAGCGATTAATTAATAATTCTTTTTCTCGTATTGCAACTACAGTTTCATTAATCTTATCTAGCTTTCTCTGTGATGTAGTGATTGCATTATCAATCTGTTTCATACCAAGTTCAAGTTCTACAACTTTAGCGCCCTTTGTAACTATCATTGCCTTCTTAAATGCCTCATCAATTGATTGTTGGCAAGTAGGACAATCATCATGCGATTGAAAAAACTTTAATTCTTTTTTGTGCTTGATACAGGTGTTTTCTAACTTTGCTTCCATAGAGGTTAATTTACTATGTTTACTTGTTACTTTTGTTTGGTCAAGTATCTCTGTTTGTAAATCAGTAATTTTTCTTCTTACACGAGCAATATCTTCTTGATAATTTTCTATGTCTGTTTCTGATTGTTCAATCGCTGTGAGTTTTAAATTAACAGTATCTTTATTCGTATTACTAATATCATCTATATGTTTTTGTTGTGTTTCTATCTTGCCATCTAGTAGTTGATAATCAAAGTCTGCCTTCTTGATTGTTTCGTCTTGTGCCTTTGCCTTCTCTCTAAACATTAAATTTAGTTTAGAAAAGATTTCAATATCTAATATTTCTTCAACAACTTGCCTTCTGTGTTTTGCCCTTAGTTGCATGAACGGAACGAATGAGGCATTACCTAGTATTACAACTTGAGTGAATGACCTGAAGTTTAATTTTAGAATGTGTTGTTCTAAATGCTTTTGATAATCTCTAGCGGCGGCGTCTTGATTCAACATGATATCATCACACCAAATCTCAAATATATTAGGTTTAATGCCTCGTATAATCTTATACTGTTTCTTACCAATAATAAATTCTACTTCAACTAGACAATCTTTCTCGTTGATTGTATTGACGAGTTGGTCTTTCTTAATAGCACGAAATGGTTTTGCGAACAAACCAAAACACATAGCATCTAGCATTGTAGATTTGCCAGCGCCGTTATTACCAACAACAAGTGTTGTGGGCGATTCATCCAAGCTAATCTCAATAAACTGTTGACCTGTTGATAAAAAGTTTTTATATCTTATCTTTTTAAATATTATCATAATTTAATAGCGTCCGTATCTTGTGCCTCAATATACATTTCTTTAATCATTATTTTTAATCTATCTTTATCTAGGTCGACTTTCAATTGGTCAACATAGTTACTTACTAGATTCATTGTATCTTCTGAACCTTCAACAACATCATCACTTACAGTAGCCGCAGATAAATCAGAATAATCTTCTAGTATTTTAAGTTCGTGTACAGATATATCATTATACAGTCTTTCAAGCAATCTGTCAAACATTTCATTGTCTTTTTTATTAACAACAACCAACTTCACATACTTTTGATTGTATTCTGTAATATCAATCTTGTCATAATTTGTTAGTACATCATCATAATGAAGTTTGATAAACATGGTAAATGGATTAGGCACAAACTCAACATCTCTTGTTTCAGTATCAAAAATATGAAACCCTTTTTGATTTTTATAATCTGACCATGTGATTTCGTATTGATTGCCTAGATAGTACACTTGACCATCATCATTCTTGTGGTGAAAATGACCACTATAAGTTCTTTCAAAACGACTAACAATACTCTTGTCATGGCCGTGTGATTGTTTCATAGAATCATTCATACTAAAACCATTCAAATCAAAGTGACCCATACAGACATCTGCCTCGGCAGTCTTTAACATTTCAAATGAAGCGGCTTCGTTCTCTGGATTAATCCAAGGCATCATCAATAGTTTTGTACCATCAAAGTCTACTACTTTTGCTTCTTCATATATCCAAGGCTCGTTAATGCCGTCAGCACTTGTGCATAATTCTTTTATGGCGTTTACTTTGTTTGTGTTTCGATAGTAGATATCGTGATTGCCGATAATGACATGAGTGTCTATCTTTTCATCCCATAGTCGTTTCATAAACTTATTTCTAAAGTTATGAGCAATTCTAAAGTTGATAAACTTTCTTCTGTCTACGACATCACCCAAATGAATGAGCGTTTTGATGTTGTGTTCTTTTAGATAAGGAAAGAATACCTCATCATAAAACTTGTGGAAGAAATCATCAAATATAAGACTATCGTTTCTGGCACCGAAATGGGTGTCATTCAATAAGGCTATTTTCATAATATATTATTTTTTAGTGGTTTCTTTTTTCTTATCTTCTGGTAGTTCTTCTCTGCTGTTTCGTCTTAAAAAATCTAACATTTGACTTTGATATTGTGTATCATCGCCTTCTATTGAGTCCATCATATTTTCAATGCCAAAGTTCTGTATCATCTTTTGTTTGACATGTTGTTGTTTCTTTTCTTTCTGAATTCTACGAATAAACGCATAGTATATAATCTGTGTAAAGTATGCGAATGGGTTCTTACTCTTTTCGGGGTCAAAGTTGTCCATGTATTGTAGACAATTCTCTATACCATCTGAAATCATATCATCTCGATATGTATAGTTGATGAAGTTAGGTCGGTATGATAAGTGATTAGCAATCTTTAGATAACATTCACCTATATAATTAGTAACAGTCGGTCGTCTTTTGCCTTCTTCTTCGGCTTTAATTCTTAACTCACGATACTCTGTCATTGCTACAAGAAACTTCTTATTATCTACATAATGAGGTTTCTGTTTTGGTTTTAGTTTTACTTCTTCTGCCATGCTATAGTCCTTTTCTTTCATTACGCTTCATAAGATTCTTTAGTTTTTTAACTAGATTAAGTTTCTTATGACTTTTAGTATCCTTCAAATCATGAAGTTTCTCTTTGGTATGCTTCAACTGGTTTTTCTTTTTGATATTTCTATCTGTTGTTTTATTCATAGTGTCTATTATACTAGAGTTGTAAAGAAATGTCAAGCATATACTAAAAGTAATTTAATTGGAATAAACGCTTGACAGCGTGTAAAAAGTACTGTATAATCGCATATGTAGATGCGGTGAGAGACCATAGTACCTAAAGGTTAATGATACTTCTTAGAGTCTATTTTATGACCACCTATTACATTACCACCTTCTTCATCCCACTCAATTAGTTCTTCATCTTCTTCATCGGCGATTTCTAATATTCTATCTATATCGTCAGCACTTAATGCTGGTCTGATTTTAGCATCACTTGTTTCTATTTTAGCAAGAACAACTTCATAGTAGTGTGCTAAATCAACAGATGCCAAAGTGATAACAACTACTTTGTCTTTTGCAACTACAAACTCTATCTCATCAGTAAATGGTATCCATTTTGTTAAAGTTGTATCTTCTTTAAGACCCTCATTAGTCATACGAGGTATCGTTACTAACTCTAAAGGATTAGTAATTCTCATATGTTCGGCATCAACAGAGATAGTTCCCATCAATAGGCTTCCATCTACTAACTTAGCTAGTCTGTAATCAGTAGGGTGTGTAGGTTCGTTTATTGTTTCCATACTTATATTTATCAGTCCTTGAGGTCTATACTATGCATTTCGTAATCGAATTCTTCTTCTGTGTATATATTTATTCGTTCTTGAAAGTGTTTTAAAGTGAAGTTTTCTTTTGACTTCCATGTCATATCATCAGCAATGTCATACAATGTAGCATCTACCTTGTTATCGCCAAGTCTTAACCCACGACCTATTGACTGTAGATTTCTTACTCTACTCTTAGACGGACTTGCAAATATGATATTATGTAGATTCTTAATATTGACACCAGTAGAGAATGTACCATAACTTGCAACAATGATAGCATCTTTTTCTTTCTCAACAATGCCTCTGATTGCTTCTCGTTCATCTGCCTCAACACCACCAAAAATGTAAAAGACTTTTCTACCATCAGCAGCCTTCTCTTTTATTATCTCATGTAGATTCTTACCATGTTTCTCAACGAGTTGAAATAACACAAGAGTATTGCCTTGAAGTTTAATTGCAAGGTTACGAATGAAGTTTTGCCTTGACCGACTACTGACAAGATAGTCAATCTCATCTTGATACTTACCTTTTGAAATCGCTTGACAATGTTCAGGTGTATGTTTCAGTATCAAACAACGAACAGTCAGATTTGATAGTTGTTTCTTATCCATTAGTTTTCTAGTTGATGTAACTTTATTGACAGCGCCAAACAAACCCTCTAACACAAGTTTATGTGTCTGAGCGCCGTCAAGTGTACCTGTCAACCCAATTCTATATTTGCAGTCTGTCAGTTTAGACATAATCTCACTTAATGACTTTGACTTAAAGAGATGTGCCTCATCGCCAAACACAACGCCAAACTGGTCAAAGTATGCCTTAGGTAAACGAAATAAACTTTGCCATGTTGATATCAATACTTTCTTATTTGTTTCTTTAGAATGACCACTATACAATCTATGGCAATTCTTTTCTACATCCCAACCATACTCTTGAAAGTCAGAATACATTTGTTCTACGAGTGAAGTTGTCGGCACGATTAATAGTATTCGATTGTTTGTATCGTCTTTGATTAGATGTGTGTAGTAGCGAATGAGTGAGTAGATAATAAATGATTTACCACTAGCAGTAGGACTTAATAATAAGGCACGATTAAATTTTAGACTGTGATAGATAGCATCGACCTGATAATCTCTTGCCTCAAACTTCTGACCTAGACTATTAGAAAACTTTTCAACGATATCTCTTGATACATTGTTCTCTATCTCAACACCTTCGCCACAGACAACATTGTATCCTCTTTCTTCTGCGAATGCTTTGATGTATGGGAACAATCCGAAATAGATTTCTTTTGTTTTCTGTGAGAACATTCGTATCTTGCCATCCCACATACGATTGCGAAATGCTGGCATGAACTTATATCCAGGCACATAGAATGTAAAAAACTCAGATAACTCTCGTTGAATACTTTTCTCAGCATCAACCGTCAGATACACCTCGTCTTTCTTTTCCAAGATAAGAGTTTCCATAAACTATAGTGCGCCGCTCGTAAACCGTGCCCAGTCGATAGCGTTTTTGATTATAAAGTTTCGTGTGTTTATGCTTCGCAATAACTGTTCAAGATAGTTTACTACTTGTCGTAGATAC